GCTATGTACCCTGAATGTAAGACAACGCTCGTTGAAGACCGCGCTAACGGTTCAGCCATCATCAGGATGCTACGCTACGAGATGACGGGCGTTATAGCGGTACAGCCTATCGGCTCAAAGATGGCGCGTGTTCAGGCGATACTCGGTGCGATAGAGTCAGGAAACGTGAAACTGCCGCAGCATAAGCGTTTCACGGGCGATTTCGTGGACGAGTGCAGTAGTTTTCCTAACGCGGCGCACGACGACCAAGTGGACGCTATGAGTCAGGCACTTAACAGGCTCATTTATCAGCGCGGTCAGGGGATGCCGAAGAAGAAACGCAACTATTTTGACGAGATGTTCCCTCAATGGGCTAAATCCAAAGGCTCAAAGGGGCACGGAAGAGTGCAGGTAGTATAGAAAGGACTTTTGATTATGGATATGGAAAGGCGCGCAAAGGAAATCAACTCGATAATGACAGCCGACACGGGATACGGACTTACTACCGCACAGATAACATTCGAGGAAGACACTACCGTATGGGGTGCGTTCATCATCCCAAAAGACCATTTTGCGGATAATGCCCCGCCGTTCGACTGCATTCTGTGGGATGACTCAAACACGCTCGTTGCAGGAACATACGACCTAATCCTTTACAAAGGCAAAGGCTTGATTTTCGGAAGCGGTATCGAGGTCAGCGGCTATGTAGAGGAAATTGGGGAGGGCGTCTATTTAGTCACAGGCAACTGCACAGTAACGATTCCTGAAGATGATGATGACAATAACCTCGGTTAAAGAAAGGACGGTCAAAATGACGGACGAAGAAAGAAGAGATGTTGAAATCCGCTCGATTATGAAGAGCGTTGCGCCAAAGGCAGAGGAAAAGCCTGCGAAAGCAGAGAAGAAAGCGGAAAAGGCAGAGGAAAAGCCTGCTGAAAAGGCTAAAAAGCCTGCAAAGAAAGCAGAGAAGAAGTAATGGAACTCATTATTATTTGTGTTTTGGCGGCACTCCTGCCGATTTGCACCATCACGGCGTTCGTTATCGGTTTTAACTGCAACGCCCCAAAAAAAATTCTGAAAAAATCCAAAAAGCATAAGCCGACAGACGACGAGATAATGCTTGAACGCATTGATAAAGCAACGATATGACAGATATTTACGAAATTTGGCAGAGATACGAGAAGTCCAAGCAGTATATGCAACAGAAAGGGCTTCTGACCAAGACCGAAAAGAATTGGAAGATGTACATCGGCAAACAATGGGAAGCCGTGAACAACAGCGAGGGTATGGAAGACCTGCCTTCGATGAACTTCATCAAGCCGACCGTCAAGTACAAGGTGTCATCCATAGCGGCAACGACCGTTACGGCACTCTTTTCCGACCTTAACGGCGACAGAGAGATACCGACGGGCGGTATGACGGCTGACCCTATGACGGGCATGCCGATGCCTGAAACGGTAACGACATCCGAGATAGTCAGCAAGATGAACGACCTGTTCTCAATCTCTTGGGAAAAGGGGAAGAACAAGCGCAACTCGAAGCGCGGTCTGACTCACGCGGCTGTTCAGGGCGACTCATACCTCTGTTGGCTTGAAGGCGGCGATACACGCAAACAGCCGCAGATAGTACACAACACGCAGATGCACCTCGGCAACGAGAATACCATCGACATACAGAAACAGCCGTGGCTGATAATCGAAGAGCGTTTAGAGCCTGAAGTGGTTCGTGAGCGTGCGAGATTGCAGGGCGTTTCAAAGAGCGACATCGACCTGATAAAGCCTGACAACGCGACTGAAGACAACCTCTTCAACAAGAACGAGGTGAAGGGCAAGGTCACGAGCCTTCTCTATATGGAGAAGGACAAAAAGACGGGTTTTGTTTGGATTTGCCGTTGCACGAAGGATGTGATGTACGAGAAGTTCCACGCCATCGAGCAGACGAAGAACGGCGAATCGAACGGGGTCGGTTTAACAAAGTATCCTATCGTGTCGATGCTTTGGGAAGAGATGCCGAACGATGCACGCGGTATGAGCGAGGTCGAGCAGTTGATACCGAACCAACTTGAACTCAACAAGATGCTCGCTCGCAGGGCTATAAGCGGAAAGCAGTGTGCGTTCCCGCGCCTTGCGTATGACGACAGCAGTATCGCCAATCCTGAAGACCTCGATAAAGTCGGTGCGGCTATCAAACTGAACGGCGGCAACGCGCAGGCTATCGGCAATATGATTGCCTACCTGTCGCCGCAGAGTATGAGTCCTGATGCGCAGAACCTGTGCGAAGAACTCCTGAACAATTCAAGGACTCTCGCAGGAGCATCGGACGCACAACTCGGCAACATCGACCTTTCAAGGGTATCGGGTACGGCGGCGCAGACTATCCGCGACCAACAGCAGATACCGCTGAACGAACAGCAGGAGATGTATCAGGACTTCATCGAGAATGTCGCATTACTTTGGTGCGACCTTTGGAAAGTCTACTATCCTGACGGCATTGATTGGGATGGCATAACGCTGTCAGCCGCAGAGATACAGAGCGTTGAGCCGAATGTGCGCGTTGACATCGCAGAGGATACCTCGCTGTCGAAGATGGCTTCACAGCAGGAACTCACGAACCTCTTCAACAACGGCAAACTGACATTCAAGGAATACGTTGAAGCGTATCCTGAACATTCGAGCATACCGAAAGATGTGCTTCGGAAGATAGTGGCAGACCGCGAGATGCAGACAGCACAGACGGGTATGCCGCCTACGGACGAGTTCGGCAATCCGATTGATGTCCAACTCAATCAGGGCGTACAGACGGGCGGAATGTCAGGCGGTAGCGGTATGTCAGGCGGCGGTTATCAGGCTATTCAGAGTCAACTCGCAGAAAGACCATTGGTAGGTGAGTGATATGGGCGAACTGATAACGGCAAAAGACCTGACGAGCGGCGTCAAGGGAATGTCAGAAAGGACGATGCTTTCTAATTTCGAGGCATTTCTCAAAAAGGTGGAGAGCGATGGGTACGCCATCGTTCCCACCGTATCGGCGTTCGCTGACTATATGGGAAAGCCGCGCACCGATGTACACGAATGGTTTCGGATACATCCGACGGCATCAGACCAAATGCGCGATATGTTCGCTGACACGATAGCGAGCGGCGCGATGCTGAAGAAGTACGTTCCGAACGTGACGAACTTCGCTCTGAAGAATTGGTGCAAATGGGAAGAAGCACCGCAGAAAAAGGGCAAAACGGGTAAGGAAGTGGCTGACGAGAAGAAAGCCGCCGAAAAACTCGATGCTTATATGGCGACCGAGAGGCGAAAGCAGTTCAAGGTCGTTTAAGAACCACCACAATTTAATAAGAAAGGAATTGAAAGATGATGGACGAGAACATCAACGAAAGCGCAGAAATTCAGGAAGTCGCTGAACCTGAAACCGATTCTCTCGCAGGCGCAGAAGAGCAGGAAGTCGCCGCTCCTGACACGGCTGAAAGTTCCAAAGAAGTAGCGGAAGAGCCTAAAAATCAGCGCACCGAGATGGATGCGGCGTTCGCAGAAATGCGAAGGCAGAAGGAGCAACTTGAACGCGAGGCGCGGATGATGCGGGAAGCACTCGCAAACTACTTTGAGGGCGAAACAGCCGAAGAGTTATCTATCAATGCCAATGCTTACGCACAGCAACGCGACCCTGACGAGTATCGCAAGGAATGGGAGAAACAGCAGGATTACGAGAGGGCAATCCAAGAGAATGAATCCCTGCGCGAGCAGATGCTTGAAATGGAAATCGACAGGCTGATGCGTGACGGCTTGAGAGAAGTTCAGGAAATCGACCCGAACATCAAGTCGTTGGAAGAGTTAGGAGAACCGTTCGTGAAGATGATAAGCGCGGGGCTTACTACCAAAGAAGCGTATTACGCGACCCTTGCTATGAACAGCAAGGAAAAGGTATTTGCTCCAAGCCCTATCGGACGAGTTTCCGATAATCGCATCGAGCGGGATTACTACACTTCCGAGGAAATCGACAACCTGACCGACGAGGAACTTGACGACCCCGTTATTTGGGAAAAGGTTATGAAGTCAATGTCCTTGCTCGGAAAGGCAAAGTAGTAATTCAAGAAAGGAACAATACAAATGGCATACGAAAATTTCAAAGCAAAGATTTGGTCGAAAGCAATCGACAAGGAACTCGAAAGAGCATTTGTATTTGCTGACGGCACAAATCAGCAGTACAGCGGCGAGATTAAGGGTCTTGGCGATACCGTCAGAATCCTCGGCGTAGGAAAGCCGACCGTTACTGAACACTCGCTCATCAACGGCGACATCACACTCTCAACACCTGAAAAGATTTCCGATACAAGCGTATCGCTCGTTATCGAGAAAGCGGCTTACTTCAACTATGCAGTAGGCGACATCGACGCGGCGCAGGGCGCAGGCAAGGTTCTCGCCGTCCTGAATGAAGAGGCTTCGCAGGAAGTAGCAAACAAGATTGATTGCTACATTTCCGACCTCGTAAATCCTGATAGCGGCACAGTTGGTCTTCAGAGTTACTCAAAGACTAATGTAACTGCGGCTAATGTTATGGCAACGCTCGATGCTTGTCAGGCTATGCTCTATGCAAACGATGTATCGCCTGCAACAGAGGTTGAGATGATACTTCCACCGTGGCTGTATATGCTGTTCAGGCAGGCATATCAGAACAAGGATACGGACAACAGCGAGTATCTGACAAACGGCAAGGTTGCCAAGTACGGCAATATGACAATCAAGATGTCCAACAACGTAACCATCAAGAACGATGGCACAAGGGATGTCTACTATGTTCAGGTAAGAACAAAGAGAGCCATCGCGTTCGCTTCAAGCGAGGCGCACACAGAGGCTTACAGACCTGAATCCTCGTTCAGCGATGCTGTCAAGGGCTTCAAACTGTACGGCGCAAAGATTGTCAGACCTAAAGAACTCGTAGTTCTTCCGTGCTACGCATAGTGGCAACTAACTCGTTAAAACTCAACTAACCATAAAGGAGAAGCAATATGGCAATAGATGTAACAAGAGGGGCAACCGCAGGCGCGGCACAGTATCCAATCCTCGAACTCAACAAGGCTAAAGATGTCATCGCCATTTCCAAGAGTGCGGCTTTCACACTTGAACTCACGGGCGGCGATTACAAGACCGTTATCATTATGAGCGGTACAGCCACAAAGACCGTTACATTTGCAATCGGCAACGGTATTCAGGGCGCAGGAGATGACCTTGTGGTAACGCTCGGCTCGAACCCAATGGCTATCGTTCTCGACAGCGGCTACTTCAAGAATGTAAGTGGCACGGCAAAGGACGCGGTAACAATCACACCGCAGGCGGCAACATCGTTCACAATCGTAGAACTTCCGCAGTAAGCGGCAGAGAGGGGCGTTTTATGCGCCCCTCGTTTTCGAGCCTTTTATGTCAGGCATACGGCACGGTCAAGTCGTGCAAGGCTGTTAAAGAAAGGAACTGATATATGGCAATGAATTGGGCAGAACTCAAGGCTGAACTTGTTGACCTCGGCTTTGAAGAAGACAGCATAACAAGCGATACGGAGTACGGCAGGCTCATACGAAATTCCGTCAATCGCGCACTCGACATCATATACACCACGGTCGAAAGCCGCATCATAGACTACTACAAACTTAACGAGTCTTTCGGCTATGACGATGACGGCGAGTGGATAATACCGAAGCCGAAGCACGTTAGCGTTGATACCGCTGACACGCAGAGGATAAATGTAGCCGACAATGTACGACCTCTCGTGGGACTGCTTGCGGCGCATTGGGTATGGCTCGATGACGACATAACCAAAGCGACTATGTATTGGAACGAGTATGACCAACTGAAGGAAGAAATCTTGGGCGATGCCACTCGTCCGAGAAAGGCACAAATCATAGGCGGGGTTGGATTCTAATGGCACAGTTAAAAGTACCTGACGCACCAAAAGAATATGCAACGCATTACGAGATGCTTCTCGGCGTTGACTTTCAGGCTGACCAAACGGAAGTAGACAAAAGGCGAAGCCCCGATATGGTCAATATGATTTCCGACTTCGGCGGTAACCCTGTCAAGCGTGACGGATACAGAAAGGTCGGCACGAACTACGATACGCTCGCTATGATTAACGGCACGATGTACGGAGTATATCGGGCAAACAGCGCACTCTATGTGGTCAAACTCCAACTTGCGGGGTATGAATTTATAACGATAGGCTCGCCTTGCACGCAGTCAGGCGACTTCGGCTCGATTAACGCATCGTTCGTGTATCAGAATCGTCTGTACCTCATAGCGACCAAAGCGATAGTCTGCTTCGATACCGAAGAGGAAACGTTCTCGCTTGTCGGTGTCGGCACGGGAATGATGTCAACGGGCGCAATCGGTTCGTCATCGCCTGTCCTTTCAGACAATATTCCAACAACAGTCATCTCCCTGAAGCCTGACGGGACAGGCGGTGCTACCCTCGATGACAAAAACCTCTTTTCGATTTATCAGATGATGAGTTATCAGGGGGACGGCACATCTTCGACCTACAAGATACCGACCTATGACTATATGGGTAATTGGGTCAAGGTCGAGGTCAAGGACAATGACGGGAATTGGCAGACATTGACTTCGGGCGTATCGCTTGGCACGGCAACGAGCGACAATGCTTGGCGCATTGACGGCTCGAACAATCTCGACACGAACCAATACGTTGATGCCGAGGTCACGATTACGCCGCCGCCTTCAACGCCGCTCGTAACGGGTGAAGACAACGTGCGTATAACGTTTGCGCCGTACTCGAAAGAGCAGTTGACACGCTTTGGGAATCCTACGCCGCAGAGCAGGGGCTACTATAACGAAACGCTTGTTGACCTGCTGAAAAGCACGGCGGTCACGTTCCAAAGCGGGCGTATGTTCGATGCAGACAAGTATAAGGTGTATTACTCGGATGTATCTGACCCGTTCACGGTGTCCGACCTTGCGTGGTTCGCAGTGGACAGC